CCCCAGTGGCATAGCCACTGACGCCTTCTTAATGTGAAGGCACCCAACGGCGTTTAAGTACTACTGCGCCGTGCAGCGCGAAACGCTCTAAGTGTAGAGGATCTCGTTGAGCCAGTGGATTTCGCAATCCACCAAGCCTTTTGAGGCTCGCACTTAAGGCAGCGTACCCTACAAGCCTACCTTTACGGTAGACAGGACTTGGAACCCATGCTTTTACTTCAAAGCGATGGAGGTGTCCATTCCATCTTCCGATGGAACGATACCCCAAGAAAGAGGTACGCCCTAACCCTTCACTCTTATCCGATACATAGGGCATATGCCCAAGTATCCGTTCCACCTTCTTGAGGAGGAACTGGGAAGTTCTCCAGTATCCCTGTTTGTAAAACAGGTTACTGGTCTTCATCCAAGATATGAGTCGATCGGGTTGTCGCATGTTCTCAGGACACAATGTTCCGACATAAGTGGGTGTTACACCACAGCCGGAATAAGCGTCCACGCCACATGACTCTCTGAATTTTCCAATCCAAAAAGTCTTGGCGTCATTTACCTTGCAGTTGTATTTACGCAGGTAATCGAGAACATAAACCGCGCTCGTTGATGGGATGACAATGTCATCACCAAAAACGTAAACATTACGTGAAACATTGTAACAGTTCACGTAACTTACAGGAAGGTTCTGCTCCTTTAGTAAGGCCATTACACATATAGTGTAAAAATACATGGCCTCTATAGGAAAGCAGAGAGCACTACCCATTGATGCAAACTTTGCAAGAGGATCGATAAGTCGACCATCAGGCAACTTTGCACGAGTCGAACGACATGCTTCAATCGCTTCTAGAAAATCTAGATTAAAATGAAACATCTTCCGTACAAGTGAAAGTGGAACACGATCACTTGCATCGGAAAGATCAATCGTTGCGAATTGACCATCATTCGACGAATTCATTGCGAGCTTCTGATTAATCGACTGATCAGTGAAATTCACATGACCTGCTGATATCAGAGATGTTTCGAGCCGGCTACAAAGCCAGTCCATGACACCATGTTGGATGTATTGCATACAACAAGGCTCTATTGCAATGATTCTGGGTGCTTTCAGCGTTTTCGGAACAGGGACCACCCGAACGGGTTGTTCCTGATCATGGCTAACAATCGTAACATTCTTGAGCTCCTCAGAATCGATAGGAGTACCCAAAGGGTACCCATTATCAACCAGAGGGAAGTAAGACTCAAGGCGATCGTGCCAGTAACGCCAAAGATATTTCTGATTTCCAGAAACTCTTTCGGCAGTTGCGCCAGGGCCATGTTTTGGTACGCAGCTATCAAGGTTAAAATTAACCAAGCAGCGGCTCCAAACCATAAAAGATACTTGTTGGAATAACAATGTATCTTCTTCTGGCAGCGAAAACATACTGAGAGCGTGTTCAATTTCGATGAAACTATCAAGTGAGGCATGCACTCTTTTTGGAGTGCAAGCAACCTCAATCTTTTTGAAGGCCAGACAAACCTGTCTGACGCTTTCAACAAGAGTAGAAGACTCACTCGTAGTAACTCCAATAGAAAGGAGTTGCTTATCATTGAAAATCCTTCCTGTCTCCATGTCAAAAAGTTGACTGGTCATACCTTGCAAAAATGCAGGGATTGCCCCGTTCTTCCGGAAACTCCGGAAAAGCGAAGAGTCAATAGCACCAAATTCTAGAGCTCTTTCGAAATCTCTAGAAAATTGGGGCAGGGTTATCGTCAAGAACGATAAACCTTCCTTTTTGACCCGTGATCTAATAGTTTTCAGATCACGTAAATCGGAGACATCAGCGGTACACTTTGCACAAGCATCTATATAGATGACTTGTGCTAACTCCATAAGGTCACTTACGTTGCTTTTCATGCTTCCTCCTATATAGGGGGTAAACATCAAGCCACGTAGCTTTCAACCTCTACACATAATGTATAGAGCAATCAGCACAAACACAAATGATAGGAAAGATGCTACGAGAACGAGCCTTCCGGCTCGCCCCCATAGTGTCCCAAGCATTACTTTCGACAAAAATCGATTAAGATTCTTGACCGAAAAGCTTGCCAATCATTGTGTCGTCAAGCCAGGCCTTAAGGCCGGCCCAGTCGTAGCCAAGTTGCGCTGAAGTAAACCCAAAAGAGGGTCTATCAAACACAATTTGGACGGACTGTTGATCATAATCGTTGGTAGAATCCAACGGATTTGTCACAACAGCCTTATGGTCCATTCTGACGAGAGACCGAATTCGGTTTCCGGCAGTAATTTGGTGGCTAACAGTCAATTTATATAGACTATCAGCTGCCTCATAGACCGCAGATTTTCCTGTTGAGGAAACTCGCGGCATGGACTTAGCTACGGCATTAACTGTGACTGATTGTGGATCAGAAAGCATAGTGGTTGACTCCTATGAAAGTACGGACGTTAACCCATGCCCGGTCCAGTAGTTGTCCCATCTACCGAACTTTATAAAGGGACATGGAAGATTGACCCTAGCTGCGAAGCATCACTGTCCTGTGAAGGACAATGCAAAGGGGTAACATGATTAGCGCAGTCGCTCTAACCACGTGAGACCCCTAGTGCCGCTAGAATCGCTAATTGCTTGGGAGACAAATCGTCCCAAGACAGGCCAAATCCAAAAGGAGCATCTGCTTCCTTACGCTGCTTTACGTCAATTATTCGACTGTATTGCAGTTCACGGATACCACCATTTTCAGGACTAAAAGGCAAAAATTGCCTTAAAGTTTGTTCCTTAAATTGATGGTGCGTCAGATACAGATACTTGGCTACCATGCCGTCGAGATTCGCATCCTGGATAGCATTTATAATGTTTCCAGAATTCGTAGTCCAGTCGGCAAGCCAGGTCCAAGGCAACATACGGTAAACATTAACCGGAGTAAGACGAGCACCATGTAGCGCCAATTGGCGCCGCAAGGCACCTAATGCCGAATTAGCATCAGGCGTACTGCTGTCAAAATACGGTTGATAATATCGGAATCGGCCAATTCCCTTAGCAAGGGTCTTGACGGTTTCGACTACATTGTAGTACGGATTCCAGGTCGGGATATAACACCCGGCCATGAGATAATGGGCTGATGGGTAGACGAAAGCGCCTTCCCCCCATCCCAAATCATTCGTCTCAATATTGTTTACCAGGATGACTTCCCTCTTTACCCAGTTACCATTGTCACGCATAAGGCGTTCAATGCGACTATCTACCTTTATGATATTATCACAAAAGTTAGATAGATCTGAGATAAAGGGGATCCAACCGAAGTTGTGATTGAGAAAGTGATTGGCAATCTTCTTAGGAGACAATAAGCGCTCCTTCGATCGGCCCTTCATAGATTGGTAGACTTCTACAAATCCGTTGAGGGTCGTCTTTAGCATGCGAGGTACATCACGTAACTCGCCTAAAGCAACTGTCAAACCACCTTGCTCAATACGCGGCTTGGTTCTATCCCAAACCTTGTCATCCAATGAGCTAGTATCAGGAACCCAAGGGGAATTTGAGCCCAGATTCAAAGATAGATTGATATTATCTAAATTAAATCCAGGCCAAGCACTTGGCGGAGAAAAACCGCCAATGTACTTTACACGACCATTGCCTATACCATAAAAAGTATAGTCAATGGATGTCAAGTAAGTCCCTTGAGCAGTGATACCCCACGTGGGCAGGCTAATTTCAATTTTCTCGAACGGACCACCGGATCTCCAGGGTGGACCAGGGTGCACATCATCTGTGACTCTGGCCACGCTAGAGAATGGCACGCTAACGCCTCGAAGCTCTTGATAGAGCGACCAAACGTTAGAATTGTGGGTAGATTCTGAATAGAACCTACCGACTAGTGCATTAGGGTCGTTAAAACGACTCCCGATAGTTCTATGTCGAGTACGCCCGCCCATGAAGGCCATTTTGTTGTCTCCTTTTGGTAGTTAATTGTAGATAAATATCTACATGCACTGCGATTAACCGCGACGACAAGAGCACCAATTCTGTTTTCAGAATTGATGATCCATCGTCGCAGATGGAGAGTACCATCGCTGATACTCCAGACAGGCCCTAGG